AGATAAAAATGCAGAGGTTGCGTTATCACAATTGCTGAGATCTATATTTGATTCTGCCAGCGTGAGTACTATATCGTTAGAAGCAGTAGCTACTGTTATTTTATTGTTCGCTGACTCAATCCCTTTTAAGTTAATTACATTTTTATCTGTAATATCTACATAAAGGTTTTCTCCAGATGCCCCAGATTTAGTTTGAACTGTGGGGAATAAACTAGATAACAGGAATTTGTTATTAGTCTGTTTAGCTGCATTAGCTACTAATAAGTAGTCATTCGCAGTAACATTGGTTTTAGTAAGAGCTGCTAGTTCAGTAATTGTTGCCATTATAAATCTATATTATCCCCATTTTCAAAGGAGATGAAGTTTAATATATTAGATTCCCCCTGTTCGTTTACAGTTGGTAAGTGTTGGTCAACAGAGCATACTGTACAGTACTTGCGAACAAAGTTAATAAAAGTTTCCAAATAAGTTTCTGTACCTGTTGGAAGTTCTCCACCATTACTAGTATAAGGGAAAGTATAGTTACAGTTGTACAAGCATTCTAACCCTATTCTGTTTAGAAGATACGATACAAGAGTAAGTTTAATTTGCTCTGTTGTATCGCATATAATGCCCCCTCTTATTTTAAACAACATACGTGTACCTTCTTGAGCTACACAAGCTTTTATGTTATCTAAAGTTGTTTCATAATCTATTGGGGAAACAGTAGTCATTACAGAATCTGGGATACATTCTGGTTCGTAAGTTGCACTAAATATGCAATTGCCCCCATCAAATGAAGCATCTGGATTGTAGTTAATTGCTAATGGATTTGTACACCCAACTATTAAACAGCTTCCGTCATCAGTAGTAGCTGCAGGATTGTAATTAACAGCGTCAGGGTTAGTGCACCCACATCCACTAGTATCTACACTTAAAGGAATTGGGGACTGCGTACTTACTTCACAAGTATTGTCGGTGTTAGAAAAGTACAGTACTGCAGTAGCATAGTAGATAGCTGAGCATAAGTTTTTAACGTCAGTTTGATTTACAGCAAGCTGTTGTTGAAAAGAAGATAGATTAGAGAAAAGCGTAATTTGAAAGTCTCCAGGAGCATTTACCTCAAAACTTATATCTCCATCACAGTTACTATCTTCACAGTCTCCCGTTGGATTAACTGATGAAGCTGTTATAGAGAATTCATCGCAGTAGATGCATTTGCCATCATCTACGTTTGCGTTAGGGTTGTAGTTTACAGCAAACGGGTCAGTACATCCTCCAACAGTTACAACTCCTGGGTGGTCAAGTGTTAATACTTCCCCACATGTAGATCCTAAATCTACTATATTTACGGTAATTGTAGTGTTTTGTGGAATAATTATGTTAGCGGTATGTGGATCGTTTCCTCCTGCTGTAGAACCAGTAGTTATATTAAAGGTTCCTAAAAATGCAGGAGGAGTTTGAGAATTATCAAAGAGTGAATAGTTTGCTGTAAATAACCCAAAAGCATCTACATTTTCTCCATCAGACGACATTCCGTAGATTGTTAATGTAGTTATAGCTTGATCGTTATTTATTAGCGTAGGTTGAGACAAAGCTGCAACAACAATTTGAGTACAGACTGTAATATCGTCAGGATACTCACAATCTCCATTACCTGTATTACCTGGGCTGGGATCATAATTTGTTGCTGATGGGTCTAAACATCCATTATAAGGGACTGTAAATTTTTGATACACGTACCAAGTGCAGCCAGCTCCATTATTGAATACATATTCTGCCCAATACAGTTGTCCTGGGAATAGCCCTGAGTTGTTTGAAGGCCCAGTTAAATGTTGGACAGAATTAGCACTATTAGCATCATTGGTATCTGATATTACGGGTGGGCCTAGTATAGGAGCTTGATTCCCATCATTGATGTCTAAAATTATATCCCCATCTGCATAGATGTTTATAGTCCAATAAGATGCTGGAGATTGAGATAAGTAAAACGCATACTCGTCACTAGAACCTTGAAGCGCAAAGTTTCCTATTACAATGGTGTTGTCATCATCAGTTACATCGTTAGTTGTGGCTATTGCTGATACTGCACCACTACCAGGCCATTGTGCTTGCAGCACTGCTCTTAAATCTTCGCAGTACATGCAACAGTTTGCACAAGCTTCTTCTGCATTAGCATCGTAATTTAATGCAGTATTGTCTGTGCATCCGATAGATGCAATTTTTAATAATGGGAATGTAAAGCTTCGTGTAGTTCCTGTTCCACCTCCAGTAACAGTTTCTTTAATGCTTATAGTTGCAGTAGGAGAAGAATTAAAGTAAGTATCTAAAGCTAATGATGCTTCGGTATTTTCCCATCCAACTTGAAGTACTGCAAAATCTCCTTCTATATTTAAAGCCTTTGTACTTGGACTAGTATCTGCAACTCCTTTTACTGTTAAAGTTGTAGAGGAAAAGTCAGTTGCATTTGTAAATGTAGAAGAGCTTAAGTTTTTTTCTATGTATAAAACATCTGACAAACTATTTCGTACAGTTGTTTTTATTACAATATTTTCAGGATCTCTTAAAGTGTATACACAGCTGCTGTTATTTATTTCTGCGAGGGCTTCGTAATTCGAGGCTGTTGAATCAAAGCAATTATCTCCCCTTGTTCTTGTTCTAAGGCCAAATTCTACAATCTCTGTAGAAGCACTTTCTATGTATACATAGAAGTATGAAGAGTTTTCGTTGTATACTTCTGTAAAATTTGAGGTAGTTAAATACTTACCTTGATTATTGCTAATAGCTTGCAGAATTTGACTAGAGGTTATATTAGAACTTGTTACTCCTACGTATTCTAATCTTCTGTTTATGCTATCATATTTACTTATGTCTGCGCTAAATGCTTTAGAGCTGTAAGATTCTGTCTCTACATAGTCCCCATCTACGTATACTTTAAATGTAGTTAGCGGAGATTCTAAATCATTTTCTCTACTTATAGCTAAAGTTTTAGGTTCAGTACTGCCCCTCCCAATATCTACAGAACTTGATTTTACGTAAGGGAGAGAAAATATTTGAGTACTTTTAGATTTAGCGAATACTGCTTTTAGCTGTATTGTAGCTCCACCTTGAGGTTTAAAGGTGTTTGAGAATAGAACCTCTATTCTAAAGTGTTTACTGTTTAATGGGTAGTAGTTTACTTCTTTTATATCAGTTTCTTTAAAACTACGTCTCCCTGAGCTATCAGTATAGGCGTAAGGAATTACCCCTACTGCTTGATCAGTAATTTGATAGGATGCAAAAGTCTGCCACGGAGCTGTGACAACTATTTTGTTATTACTGGATTGTGCGTAAAAGAATCTCATAGTTTAGCATCCACATGCACATACCTCTGTGCAAAATTCTCTAGCTTTATTATATTTAGCTACTGCATCTTCGTAGTTCCCGTTTATTTCTGCGGTGTACTTTGCAGCCCCAAGAAGTAAATGTATTTTCTCAGCTCGTAGTAACTCTTCTTTGCATTTGTCACAATGACATGTGCAGTTAATTGCAGATTCTACAAGTTTTGCTATACAGCAATCAATCTCACAACTAGCAACAAGTAATGCAGTAAGAATAGTTTCATTGTTACGAATAACAGAGTACTGTAGTACCCCAACGCAATCTAAACTTACATTAATGATAATGTACCCCCCTAAAGCAATTGCAGGGAAATTGGTAATAGTCCCATCTCCATTTGTCACTTGAATAGTTACAACTGAACCACTAAGAATGGTGCTTGGAACAGGAATGTTAAAGAATATTTGTCTACAATTTGGGGATATAGCTGTTATCATAATGAGTAAAAAATGGGGGAAGTCAGTTTCCCAACCTCCCCCTTGTTAGTATTACCAAATAAATTCAGCAGCAGTTGCGATAGTAATGGCAAAAGCATTATCGTAAGTAGCTGTGCCTGCATCACCAACTTCAGGAGCAGTACCATCAGAATCAGTAAAGTACAATACAACTTGGTTAAGAGTTCCAGCAGGTGCAATACCTGTAGAAGTCGGCCAGTTGTGTTCGTACTCGATAGTGATTTTGTCGTACTGATATGTAGTTTGGGTGTATGTCATCATGTTCTGTGGGAGGTACATGCGGTTGAAGTTACCGTAACGGCTTCTGCAACGAATTTCCTCACCAAGAACTTGCCAAGCATTACCTGTTCCTGGTACAAATCGAGTTACAGTTTGAACTGAAGAAGCAAGAGTAGTTTCGTCAGTATCATTGTTAATGATAAGATCGAAGATAACACCAGGATGACGTGCTGCAATAGTGCAGGTAGTTGTGTTATCTGTAACATTGAACAAAGCATTCAGTACAGGGTTAGCTGCAATAAGAGTAACCAAGTGATCATACAGACCAGCTTCATCGTTGGTTGGACGATCTGCAAACAATGACTCAACGTTGATAACTTTGTGGTTAGTGGTGTTGAATGATCCTAAAGGAAATTGATAGCCGCCTCCAGACAAATCAGGCAAACCAGTACCATCTGCATCATAAAAACTCAACTGATCTACAGGAGTAGTACGAATTACAAATTTAAAGGTTGCGTTTCGGCTGTTAAGGGCAGTACCAATATCAAGAACAGTTTGGTGACCTGCAGATCCTACAAACGGATCGTATTTAATACGACGAATGTTACGTGTATTAATGATTGGGGTAGCAATTGGGTTACCTGAAGTACCTTGAACAAATTGCAAGTTGTTGTAGAACCACAACGGATTTGCAATAGGTTCGAGGTTTTCACCAGTATCCAAATCTGTCAAATCTGCGGTAGCTTGGTACAAGGCTGTATTTACATAAGCGCCTGCTCCAGAGTTACCTGCAAGGTTCCAGATTCCAATTTCAGGAGTACTTGCAATACCTGTAAAAGACGTACCTGACTCCAAAACGTCGATGTTTGAAATAAACACCTGTGATAAATTAGTTCCCATTTTAATTGTTTTTAGGGATTAAACATTAATTGATTGATTAATTATTCACTTTCCATTGTTTCTATGGATTGTGATTGATACCTAGGGTCTTGTATTCCCTCTAGTATGCTTTTTATAGTCATTTCTACGATTTCTTGATGAGTGTGTTCTGGTAGTTCACATCCAACTCCAAGAATTCGATTCATTCTTTGTGGTCTTCTTATGTATGTTACTCTTGCACCTGTTACAATAAACTCTGCGTTTGTGTAAATTTTAATGAAGTTTTCATTAAATGTATACTTAGGGTACGTAGATTTAGTTGTGTTAAATGGATCTTTTAACAGAGTGTAGATGTCATCTAACTGAGCATAGTTGCAAGCAACTAATCTTCTAGTAACATTTAATCCAGATGGAACTGATCTTCTTCTAAGTACGTGTTCCTCGTGTGTTTCCATTGTTACTATTTGAGTATCTCCTGTTACTGGGTTTTCCCAAATTAATGAAGTTGTTAAAGGCCCTGCAAATATTTGAGTATCTATCTTTAAGTAGATTTCATTACCATCCACAGTTGGGGTAAATTCTACTGTTCCTCCGTAGTTACTTTCTACTGAGAGTACTGGTGAGCAGCAGTTATTAGTATAATTATTAGAATCTAAAAGTTGATCGTAGGTTAGCCCAGCATTACTTTGAATAATTGTTGTTAGGTTATTAGACTCTAATTGCATTTGTATACTTGTAAGTATATACCCAGTTGTTGGGGGTGTGATACTTATTCTTTGGTAGGCAAATGTAGTTGTTGTTGTTTGAAATGTCGCAGGTCTACAAGCATCAGACACTACAGCTCTCAAATTTACTAAAAATAAGTAGTCATTTGGGAGAGCTACAATATCTGTAAAGTGTGGGTCCTCTAACAAGTTCTCTGCTAGTACAATACCATCTAACTCAAATGTATTTATTAGTGTTGATGATACTAAATTTCTTAGGTCATCAATTCGTTTTTGAGATTGCTCAAATCCTTCTTTGTACTTATTACCTAGGGGGTTATAACGCAGCTTGATAAATCTATCCATAGCAGAGTTTAACTCATGGTCAATTTCCTGAGGTAAAAAGTTGTCAACCTGGAAAGATGCAATTTTTTGCACCCCCAGGTTGACAGCTATATGCATTTCACTTATGGTCACTTCAGTTCTTTAAGTTGTGCTCTCATAGCGTTTACTGCGCCTGAGTTCTTTTTATTCTTAAAGTATACAATTGTATCTGTGATATTTTCCCCGATAGTTTCATCAATGTAAATATGTTGATTCCCAATCAAACGAATCACACCATATTCAATCATCTCTGAAATTTCAGATCTAATCTCTAAGTCTTGATCAATTGCGTATTTCAAAAACTTAGCAGCATTTTGGTTTTTAATGTCGTACAACATATTTTCAACCTCCATGTCTGTCAAAGTTTCTGGTCTAGATCCAGTAGATAGTACTCTAAGTAGCATTCTCATCTTATCTACATTACCTGTAAGTTTGATGAACTCTTTATCAGCTTCTTTAGATACTTTAACTGCAGCATTCTTTTTAAGAAGATCTTTTTCTGGGTCGTAGATGTAAAAACGTTTACGTCCATCTTCCTCCATCTCTTCTTTAGTAGAAGCTACAAGTCTGTGTTTAAGACACCATTGGTAAGTTAAATAATCCATTGGGTTAAATGGATGACCGTCCTCATCTTTACTGATGTCTAGTTCTACACCTTCGAATGGAACTTTAACTCTCATAGATGCCCAAAATTCTTTTTCTTTTTTAGGCCATTCAACATGCCCGTAAGGTACGTCAATAATGTCCTTTAAAAGTCTTTGTGCTTCTTCGCCTTCCACTCCTTTAAGTGGTTGGCGTCCTACATAAATAGAGCCAATTGTTACTTTAGCTCCTGCTCGAATCTCTTTTGGGAGGTGATTCAAAACCTCTTTGCGTCTGATAATAATTTTTCTCATTGTTCTTTTTTTAGTTTAAGAATAACTAGGATTTATAGTAAAGTTGGTTTTGAAAGGGGGGCTTTTACACCCCCCTCTCTGCAAACCAAACACAAATTACGATGCAACACACTGAAGATCTAAGCTTGTATCAAAGCGGCGAAGCAAGATACCTGCAGTCTTAAGCATGTGAACAGAAGCACCGTCAATATCTGATGCGCGAGTATCAGTAGAAGTAAATCCGTTAGGAACTACTGAACCTGCAACACACCAACGAAGCATTTCACGACCTTTTTTGTTGATCATTTGAAGGTTGTTTTGACCGTCGTAAGTTGATTGGTCAACAAACACCATTCTGTATGATTCAAGTGGGAGGCCTGATTCTGGGTGCTGATTAGAAGCTTGAGCTACTGGGCCGTGGTCAAACAATGGAACTTTAACTACGTTTACAGTATGGCCATCAATGTGGTCATAAGAAGTAAAGTAGCCAGTGATTCCGAGGTTACGACCGCTACCAGTAATGAATTTAGCTTCAGTAGTTTGAAGGTATCCGTTGTTCTGACCGCTGTAGTAGTTACGAAGTGCACGATCGAATTCACGAGCACCACCAATACCTGTAAACAATGTTACTTGTTTGTCAGTAGCGTCAGTCATACCGTAGAACAAATCACCAATAACATCCTCAATTTTGTTTTGAGTCAAAGTTGAGTAAGTGTCTTTGTTGATAATTTGCTCAAAGAGACCTGGACCTGAAATTACTGGCTGTCCGTTCTCATCCAACATTTGGTTAACACCATTGTTGTCATAAGTTTTCTCACCATACCAGTAGTACATTTCACACTCTTCTTTGAACTTGAGCATGTGACGATACTCTTCGTAGTCCATCCAAAGTTTAGTAGTGCGACCTT